ACCGGTGGGGAGAAGCCAAGTGAAATTATGGCGTAAGACATGGGCTGAAGACATGTCTTTGCCCGAACTTACTTCTCGCATTCGAGAGTTTATCTATGACTCACAACTGCCTGAAGCAGAGGAAGTCATTGCGTACCTTGGGATGCCTGACATCAGCGACGATGTTCTGGAGCGCGAGTACCAAGAGAGTGAAGAGCGGGTCTCGGAAGTCTCGCACTTAATTCCTCTTTTCTACGCTTTTGCGCACACAATGGCTGAGGGCATCACCGAGTACCAGAAAGCCGAACTTGACGAAGATGAACTGTTGCCTTCGTCAGCATGGGTTATGACCCGGAAAGTCTTTACTCAAGTATCTGTAAGTACATTGGTGGGGGCAATGTCTCAGATGGTTGACCTCGGGATAATAAAAGTAACAAAACGAAAGGTTAAATGGTATGACATCTTCAAACGCTGAATCGCCCACCAAAGTAATTGACGAAGCAATCGTCAAACTTATGGGTTGGGAAAAACACCACCCGACTATGGTTCTGTACTCAGAAGCTAAAGTTCTGTACAAAACCGTTCCTTGGTTGATTGACATTTTGGAACTGGGTAAGAAATTTCTTGAAAGTGCTGCGGTGCTTGAAAACGGGACTATTGACCCAGATGACGTCTACTCTTGCCGAGAATTTCTCGGTTTGGCAAAAGCAATTGTGGAGGAATAATGAAAGAATACTCAATCGAATACTCGCTGTTTGTGCACCCAGCTCAAACGCAAGAGGCAACGTTCTACTTCACGGTAGAAGCTACCTCTGACGTTGCAATTAGGACAATTGCACCGGGGCTATTCCCCGACTGGCGTGTCACTTCAATTACTGCTTCTGAGGCGGGTAATGTTACTCGTAGCGTATGGAACAGTTGGAGTAATGATGAATAACGCAGACTGGTGGGCGAAGAAACTTGCCGAGTCCTCCGGACAGCCACAAGCACAACCTCGGTCAACAGGTATGCCTACTATGCCTCCAAGCCAGCAACCGCTGGCTCCTATGCCTAGTTTTCAACCGCAAACAAGTACAAGGGCGCAAAGTGCTAATCAAACTGCTACGTGTCCCAATTGTAGTTCTACTAACTACATGGCAATTAACGGTGCTGCTCCTCGCTGTTTTGATTGCGGGCATCCTCTGGAGCAGTCTGGTAGTCGGTATGGTTCTTTGGCAGGTGCTCACGTCGAAGGTTCCGCCAAATCCTCGATTGGAAACGACTCCACTAATAACTGGAACCCGCAAGGCATCATCGGAAGGATTGGAGAATAATGAGTACAGTTCAAGGAATTCGTGACGGAAAAACGTTTGATGTTAATAAAGATTTGGTGCGACTAAACGCACAAGCCACCAAAGTATTTTCCGTTATGGAATCCGGCAAATGGTTTTCGTTGAGGGAGCTGTCCGACCAAACTAACGCTCCCGAAGCTTCGGTGTCCGCTCGACTTCGTGACTTTCGTAAACCAAAGTTTGGTGCTCACACGGTAGAGCGTCAACGACGAACAAACGGAACTTGGGAATACCGACTTATCAAAGCAGAGGAACCTTCATGATTAGCGCTGAAGCTAGAAAGATTATGGCTTCAATTAACAAGAAGTTTGGTGAGAATGTCGTAGTCATTGGAGAGGACATCCGCTCCGGACTGGTCTCCAAGATTACTACCGGCTCGACAACCTTTGACTACATCCTCGGCGGGGGCTTTCCAGCCAACCAGTGGAATGAACTTATTGGTGAAGCAAGTCACGGCAAGACTGCTGTAGCCCTAAAGTGCATTGCTGCAAATCAGGCAGTAAACCCAGAGCACGTGACCGTGTGGGTCGCTGCCGAGCAGTGGGTCCCCGAGTACGCCGAAATGTGTGGTGTAGACACCAGCCGGGTCATCGTCGTTGAGACGAACATCATGGAAGAGGCGTATCAGGCAGTTATCGACTTTGCAGAGTCTAAGTCGGTAGACGCTATTGTGATTGACTCACTGCCAGCCCTTGTCCCGTCCCCAGAGGACGCAAAGAACATGGACGAACTTACGGTTGGTCGTGGAGCCATGATTACCAACAAATTCTTCCGCAAGGCAGGTGCCGCGATGAAGCGTAGCCTCGTCGAAGATGAGCGCCCTATTTTGGGTCTGGTAATCAACCAGTACCGAATGAAGATTGGCGTGATGCACGGGGACCCTCGCACCACTCCCGGTGGCGAGGGCAAGAACTACGCGTTCTTTACCCGCAGTGAAATCCGTCGTGACGAGTGGATTGAAGCGGGTACAGGTGTCAACAAGAGCCGTGTAGGTCAGCGCATTAAGATTCGCACCATTAAGAATAAGGTAGCCCCACCACAGCGCGTGGCTTACATTGACTTCTACTTCTCGAATAGCAGTATCTACGAAGCCGGTGACTACGATTTTGCTAAGGAAATTGCTGCTATGGCAATTGTCAAGGGCATCGTAGACCGCAAGGGCGGTTGGATTTACTACGGTGAGCGCAAGTGGCAGGGTCAGGAGTCCTTGGTCAACTCTATTCGTGAAGAAGTTGACTTCATGGAAGAACTCCGCGAGAAGGTCCTTACTACTCCCGACAGCATTATCGAGGCAATTAGTGAGTAAGTCATACCAAATCCACGACGAGGACTGGGTCCGCAAGTTGCAGGATGACTTTGCCGAGTACATGGAACTGTGTTGGCAAGACGCGACTAAAGAGCTAGAAGACGGCGTCGAGTTCATCACTATTTCGGGACATCCGTTCTGTGGTTGCGAAGTTTGCGAGACCAGAGAAACTCTGGCGTTTTTTATCCCCCGCATACTGACCGCATCCCAAGAAGGGAAGATTACTCTTGAAGAGTGAGGGGCAGAAGCAGTCTCAAGCACACGAGAAGCGTATTGCCAAAGCAATCGGCGGTAGCACTACTGCTGCCTCTGGTGCTTTTTGGTCTCGCAAAGGCGATGTGCGTAACGCAGAGTTGTTAATTGAGCATAAGTGGACTGGTAAGAAAACCAAGACTATTAGCTCAGCAGAACTCAAGAAAATTACTAACGAAGCCATCATGGATGGTCGCCTTCCCGTGTTTGGCATTCATCTTGACGGCGAAGACTATGTAATCCTTCTTGAGACCGACTTCCTAGAGATGTGGGAAAAGAATGCGGGATGAATCGTGGCGCGAGAACGCGCGGTGCTGGGGAGAAGATACAGAGCTTTTCTTCCCTCCCCGTGACAAAGACAAGTACAAGGTCATTGCCGACCAAGCAAAGGCAATGTGCCTCGGAGCCAACGGTAAGTCCCCGTGCCCCGTTCTGAACCAGTGTCTGTGGTACGCGATAGACTCGGACGAAGTCCACGGTATTTGGGGCGGAATGAGTCACCGTGAGCGTAACGCCCTTGTAAGAAAGTGGCGTAGGCTCTACAAAGACAAAATGACACTAGAAGAATACGTTCTTCACGGAAGGGATTGACCATGGCAGTAACAGACCCGAGGCTCAAGGCGTACTTAAACGCCAAGAAAACCCCTAGTCGTCTACTCGGGGATGTTGAACGCCACTTGCTTTCCCGCGAACCCGGAGACCGCTCCACCACCGTTCTGCACCCTTCTGAAATCATTAAGAAGGACTGGTGTCACCGAGAGTCGTGGTTCCTTCTCAGCGGTCACAAGAAAATCGCTGAGACTCCCGGTCTCAAACTCCAGTCTATTTTTGACGAGGGTCACGCCATTCACGCTAAATGGCAACAGTGGTTCCAGAACATGGGAGTTCTCCACGGTGAGTTTAAGTGCGGTGTGTGTGACGAGACTACTTGGGGAACATCACCAGACATGTGCGGTAGTTGCGGGGCACCGTGGTTTAAATTGACCTACGACGAAGTTACTTTGTTTGACAACGACTTGCGCATTGCTGGTCACACGGACGGCTGGATTAAAGGCATTGGCAAGGATTGTTTGATTGAGATTAAATCAATTGGACCCGGAACCCTTCGCGTCGAAGCTGCAACACAGATGTACGAGGCTTACGGCGACTTCATGAAAGCATGGACAAAGATTAGTCAGCCGTTTGACTCCCACGTTCTTCAGGGGCAGATGTATCTAGAGCTGATGAAGCGCATGGGTAACCCCATTGACGAGATTGTTTTTATCTACGAACTCAAAGCAGACCAGTCCTACAAAGAGTTCGCAGTCAAAGCCAACTACAAGTTCGTGGAAAGTATTTTTGACAACGCGCGGGTTGTCGTAGACGCGGTTGAGGCAGGTACCGCGTTACCATGTAATATCAGTGACACAGGGTCGTGCAAGAAGTGTGCGCCCTACAAGGAGAAGGATAATGAGTAGTCTTACAGGAGACGCAATTCAGCAACTGGGGTTTACTTTCCAAGAACCCGCCATGGGGCAGGTGGTATTGCCCGCAGATGTCTCAGAACTTAGCAGCGACCAACTTGCTGCCAAGTTCACCGCACTAACCGCGTGGGCGGATTACCTCGCGTCAAAGCTCACTGTCGCCGTCATTGACGAGCGTCGTGCGCAAAAGGCGTTGGACTTTGAGGAAAACAAACTGCTCGTAACTCGTATGGGTACCTCGGTCCGTGGGGAACGCGTCACCACAGTCAAGGCGCAGATTAGCATCGACGACAAGGTTGTCGCCCTGTCTCAGGACTACGAAGACAAGTACGCGTACCGCAAAATGCTGGAGATGCTGTTCAACAACCATGAGCGCGACATCTCGCTTATCTCACGAGAGATTACTCGACGTGCAAACGAAAATAGGTTCACAAGAAAGGAGTTCTAATGGAACACGAACACGAACACGAGGGCGAATCAGTGTGGGAACACGCTTGGGAAATCTTTAGCGACCCAGCACACATCTTTGCAGAGATTGGATGGACAATCATTCAAGATGGATTAATAATTGCTTTGCTTTATGGGGTAGTGTTCAAGCGGTACATTTTGCCAAAGATGCGCAAGGACATTCATCGGGAGATTGACGCTGAGCACGGGGTGACTCATGAGTAGCCCAGTTGTAGCAGTGACAGAAGAAAGTGTTCTGAGCACTGCAATTGCCCGACTGAACAAAAAAGTCAATCAATACAGGCTCGAAATGGATGAAAACCCAAGCTTTATTGCACACACATACCTTTCGTATTACCAATCTCAACTTCGTATTTTGACCGCAGTAGAAACTCGGTTGGATAAACACTCGATAATGACTGGTAATCTCGCAATCCTTTATCCGGACGAGTTATCCCTAGCAAAGAGCATTGTGGAGTTGCCAGATGTCTAGCCCAATTAGTCCCAAGCACTATTACCACCCCAGTGGCATTGAGGCAATTCAGATAACCAAGTTTGAATCCTTCCTGCGAGGAAACATCCTCAAGTACGTTCTCCGTGCGCCATACAAAGGAGAGGAACTCCAAGACCTTCTCAAAGCCCAGCAATACCTAGCGTGGGAAATTGAACGCGTTCAAGCAAAAACAACAGTTACAAGCACCAGTTCTCGCATCGAGTACGAGGGGTGGAAGGACTAGTGGTTCTCAACGGCAACTGTGACGCACACGATTGGGCGTGGGACCCTTCTGATGAGTACGGGTGCCCAGTGTGCTATGGCATTGAGTTGGAGCAAGGACGTGTCGTTGAGTTGTTGACCGGTTGGTTAAATGACGGTTATGGGGACTTTGACAAGACGTTTGCGCTTATCAAGGGAGGGAATAGTGCGTGACTCATTCACTCCGGAAGAAGTAAGCCGAATTGAAAACAAAGCCTATGAAGTAGGTATCGGAATTGGTGCGAGCCAAGAGCGCGAACGCATCATTGCGATTCTTGAACGCGACGCTGACGAATGGTACAGGCTTGGCAACAAGCACACACGCAACGCAATCAAGCTCGCTATTTGGCTTATCAAGGGAGAGAACAAATGATTGAAATTGTTATTGGATTAGCAATAGGTGTCTTTATTGGTCAACTCATTTGGGCTGTGGGAAGCTGGTTATTTGATTGGTGGTACACACGATGAGCATTTATTATGGGGATGAGCCGAAGAGCGCTAAAGAAGGCGACATTTGGTATTCGCATCCTCGCCCCGTAGAAGTAGTCGTCGTTCCAATACCACGCCGTATTTACAACGCGCTTATCAAGGGAGAGAACGAATGACCTTCGCTGACCAATACGCAAACCACGCATACGCTGACCTAATCCGCGAGGCAGAGACTCAAGGTATCGAAATTGGTGCGAGCCAAG